GTCGTTGTATTTGAGTGTTTGCATCATGGCCTTGAGTCTGCGGCCCACAGGTGTCATGGTGCCATCTTCGCGTTGCACAATCTGTTCGCCTGTGCGGGGATCCGTCCACTTGATGATTTCGGGTCTCATGCGACCAAACTTGTCAATCTTCTCACCATAAGGTTTTGGTTCAATTGGTCCCAGCACTTCATAGGTGATGCAACCATTCTTGTATTTGCGGAATGTGCAGTGCATTTTCACACCGCGGGCATGATAGTCTGGGTCCGAGTGTGGCACAAACGCAGTGAAGAATTCGTTTTGAATCTCATCTCTGCTGGGGATTTCTGGATCACGCGGTGGCAGAGCCTTCATGGGCTCTTCTGGCACAAGGTCAGCACGGTCCAGGTAAGGATTGCCCTCGCCCACAAACTTGGGATCCACTGGCTCACCGTTGAGCACATCCATGGCCACTTGATATTTGAGTTTGTTGGCACGGCCTTTGAGGCTCAGCACAACACCTGTTTCATCAAACACAAAGCGTTCAAGGTCAGTGGCAGTGGGAAAGTCTGTCATGAGACCTTCAATATCATATTCGGGTGAAGCAGTGGTGGGTGTGGCCACGGCAGCAGGGCGTGCTACACCTGTGTCTGCCGGCTTGGCTGTGGTCTTCTTGGGGGATTTTTCTTTTGGGACATCATCCCAGATGTTGCCTTCGGGGGCAGGGGTTGCTTTGTTCATTTCAAGTCCTTTCTAAACTATACAAAAAACAGTCTCAACCCAGTGTCAAGACTGTGGGGGTTCTCTTAATAACCGCTTGTGGCACCTAGTGCACCACGTCGAGCACCTGCAGACTTTTGCTTGGCTGCGTTGCCCCGGGTAGGTCCACGACCCACATTGGTGTTAGTGTGAAGACCTTCCACAGTCCGATCACGAAAGCCTTCCATGCCACGACCACGAGCCGCTACTGCGTCGGTGATCATGTTGGCCAATTCAGACTTCTCTGAACCTGTGCGGCTTTTCTCTGCCATGAAGTCTGCTCGCTTTGAGCCAGGATTTTCATTGCCTGTTGTGGGGCCACGCTTTTGATTGATGCTCTTGGCTTCTGGATTGGTTGTTGATATTCTTGCCATGTTATACTCCTGGGGTGATCAGCACTGTGGCAGATCCGGCTACAGTGATAGCAGCCACTACAATATTACCTGTGTAGAAACCAAGGTCTGGATTCACATAGGTTGTGCTTGAGGGCAACAAGGGAATGCAAGGTGCTGAATTGCCTGTGCCGGCTGTGGGATGTTGTGCCACTGCTGAGTCTGTGCCAAACACCAAATAGGCCACATTGGGACCTGCGTTGTCTAGTTTGATCACAGCATTGGGTGTGACTGTTTGATTCTCCATGACCAAGTTGGCACTGGATGTGGTCACTGGCAAATTATAACAGTCAGCAGTTGCGGTAAAGAATGGTATCACGGTCTAGTCCTTAGTATTGGCTCTTGGGGCCATAGTTGAAGTTGGTTTCGCCACGGCTGGTTGAGGGTGTGCGTGATGGGCCTTCACGGTTGAATGTGCCACCACCGCTTTGTCCCATGCGAATCTTGTCTGGGTTGCCTGCATAGTTCTGTCCGGCTTTGGGATCCCATGACCTTGTGCCGCCAGGTGTGCGAACCTGTGCACCGCCATTGATGTAGTCTGGGTTGCGGATCTTCATGCTGGAAGGCAATGCATCAGTTGGTGCGGCACGGAATGAATCCTTTGTGACACTAGCCATTGCACCGGGCTTGCCTGGCCGGCCACAGCCCATGTTGCCCTTGGTAGGTCCACGGCCCATGTTTACTTCTCGACCATCATTTGCATGACCTGACCATTGGTTGGTCATCATCCGTTGGTTCACACGGCCTGTGCCTGTGCGGGCCATGCCATCAAAGTCCATGTTGGTGTCGGATTGTGTAGAACGGTTTTTCATTTGTTTTTTCCTTTAGACATCTTGTCTCGTTTGATTGTGGCAGAAATCTTCTCGCCTGTTTTCTTTTTCTTACCTGCCACAGCGTAGGCAATGGCCACTGCTTGTTTTACTGGTTTGCCGGCGGCAACTTCAGTTTTAATATTTTTCTGGAACGCTTTTGGCGATTTTGATTTGTCTAATGGCATTGTGTTTGTCCTCTATGTTATTTAGTCTTTCTTGGCTATCCCGGTGATTTGGGCTATGGCAGCGGCAAAGGCAGCCTGCTTGGTGGCAATCACATCTTCACTCTCCTGCACTGTGACCTCACTCCGATCCGCAATCATCTTGTTCATGAAGGCTTTGTCGTAGTCTCTCACACCACCCCAGTCCGAACGTTGGATGGCACTCACATAGTTCCGGGCCAGCAGTTGATCATAACTCTCTCCCGACTGCAGTTCAATCTGGTCCATGAGGTCTTCAATCTTGATCTTGGTTGTAGAACCTTTTGGCCTGCCGCCTCCTGGTCTTGCACCGCCACGTGAGGGTGCTCGCTGTCGGTTTGCAGGCATTGTTTTTTTTGTTTTTGATTCCGTTGTCATACGGATATTTATGCGGTCGCAAAAAAGCCCGGCGGATTCCGGGCTCAAACCTTCCTGATGGTTCGCAAGCAGCCTCAGGGGTTTTGTATTGTATACACTCCTGCGGCTGTTATGTCTATGCCATACTGTTCGGCGGCTTCGGGTGTGAAAATAAGTCCTGTTGAAGTGCCTTCACGCCCGATCTTCACGCCTTCAGGCAAGTTTAGATAGTAAGGTGCGGCACCCACCAGCACTGTGTCGCTGAACACATCAATGGGTTCTGGATAGCACCAGGTGGGCTCGCCGAAACTCAACATGTTGCTGATGTGTTTGCTACCGTCTCTAATCAGTTTGCGTTTGAGATTGTTTCTGTGTATCTTGTAGACCACAATCACTTCACCTTGTTGTTGTGCGTGTTTGAGAAATGTGACCCTGCGAGCATATTGATCTGATTCAGCAAGAAATATTTGATTTTGGTAAGTCCGGCCTGACTGTGGTTGTATTGAGCCTGCTCGTTGTATTGCTTGATAGCCTGCCAGTGTTGTGCCATGATAATACCATTTGGTCATTCTGCGGCCTCCTGTTCTTGTTCTACCAAATCAACAGCATTGTATCCAAACCCATCAGCGTCTTCAACACAGCACAAGTCTTCAACCGTATACTCCTGGTTGAGATACTGGGCAAGTTCTTTCAGTGTGAGAAACCGGACGGTTTCAATGCGTTTGTGCGACTGACCAAAAATAGTGTATTTCATTCTGCGGCCTCCAATTCTTCAGACCAACTGGCCAAAGTTTCAATTCTATCCCAAACATCTTGGTCACTGGCACAATTCAGTTGATCAAACTCAAAAGATATACAACGGCCATGCTGGTTGTCAGTCACACACCAGTAGGTCATGCCCTTGAAATATTTGCCAATTTCATATGTAAACACCTGTTGGCTATTGTCAACATTGCGTTCATATTTCATAAGATTGGCGAATACTTGTGGATCCTCAATCTTGTAGCAACAATATTGCTTTTTCATCTCTCGCTCCTGGCGTTTGTTTGTATGTGTCAAGTATAACAAAATGGGTATTTGGGGTCAACCCTGGTGTTGCGTTTACGCAACAGATTCCAAATCAAGTGTGGATTTTTGATACAGTTGGCTGGCACCTGATTTCTTTTGAGCCCGTTGCAGTTCATTTACAAAGTCCACAACTTCTTGTGTGGTGTCAAATGACCAAATACCAATATACAACTTGCTGTGCTTGCGTTTGAGTTCGCTCAAACGAGGGAAGTTCATCATCCAGTTGGTAAAGTGGTAGATCTCCCAATGGGAAAGATCACGATTCAATGACACATATTTGCGAATCATTACAGGCACACTTGACAGCACATCGTCAGGCACTTGCACAAAGGCTGGTGAGTGTTGCATGTCTATCACTTGCAGTCTGCTTTCAGCAGTCTTACGGTCCTGAACATAAAAGGCTACGAACTGTTTCATTTGCGGCTCCTTGCGGCGTTTGTTGCTAAGTCAATAGTATAGCATCATGTGAATTAGCGGTCAATGTAAACCCAAAGTATTACTTTTGAATGTAGGGTTTTTGGGTAGCAATAAGTATTACCATGAAGACACCCAAACTAAAGTATTACTATCATGCCTTGAGTCCCGAAGAGTATTCTGAATTCGAACACAGCCGACGCATAGAAGTGTCAGGCACAGTTGTGTATGACATCAACACAATGGCCATGCGGGGTCGCACACACATCATCTTGACCGGTGCGGCGGTGTCATGTGATCAAGAATATAGAGACAGGACAAAATCCTGGGCTCCGGTATATGTGCTACGCATAGCCGCTGATGATATTCGTAGAGACTTGTTGGCTCCTGTGGTGAACCAAATCTTGATCTATCACTATCCTGCCACATTACATATACCGCATTGTGGTGTAGAACTGATTGAACTGGATACTGCTGGTGGACTTACACCACGTGATGATCAGTATCAGATCTTTGTTGATGCCCCACCTCAAGTGATAGGTTGATCATGCCTGAACGAACCATATGGCGATTCTCACGTGGAGATTGGCGTAGTCGACAGGAAGATTATGACAT